TTGATAAAAATCACCATCTACATTTAACTTTTCAACTTTTGTTACAGTTCCTCTTGAGTTGGTAGAATTTTGATATATTGTTCTATTCTTAAGTTCAAAAGGATCACCAATATATTTTTCTACAACATAATCTTGACTAACAACATAGTTTGCATCAGATGGTCTAAGAAGAAAATCATTTGGTTTAATAATGTCTACATCAACACCATAAATTGCTTTGAAGAGAATTTTAAATGATTCATCTGTGCCTTTTGATTTGTAAAAACTATCAGCACCAATAATAAAATTCTTTTTATTTAATTTTGAAGCAAGAGTTCTATTTTCAAATCCTGGAACAATTTGTGTCTTCAACTTTGTGAAGAATTCTTGTAAGAAAAGAACGCTCAGATTTTTAACAGTAGCACCTGTTTTATGTGTTGCAGGTAAAGTAGAAGTAAATGTTTGTTTATCTGGTATAAGTGTATTAATATATTGGGTAACACCACTAAAACCTCTTACACAACCTTCTAATGTGGTTGCAGTTTTACTGCTATACTTTATTATTTCATCATCTATTTGAATTAGACCATTCTTTTCAGGGAATTGATATGTAAAATTAGTATCAGCAGAAAGAGTAATGGTTGTTGAAACTGCACTGAGATCAGCACCCAATAATGCCTCAGTCTTTAGATTTGTAAGTTCATCAACTTTTACATATTGATCAAGATTTTCAATAAGGTCAAGGGATCCACCTTGTGTTTCTTGAGAAATATAATACTCTTCTAAGAAATCTACAAGTAAAGGAAAATCATCCTGTACATAGGAAGGAATCTGGGATGATAATACATCCTGAATTTGTACTCTATCTACCGCCATTTCTTATTAATAACCTGAAGATGAACCTGATGAACTTGATGAACTTGTACTTGATGAACTTGTACTTGGAGTTGATACAGCACTAGATGTATTAGATACTCCATTCTGATATGTAGTTGTAGTACCATCCATACCAGAAATTACTGTTACAGTATTTTGTTGAATATTTGGAGTGGTGCTTGTGCTTGATTGTGTAGTAGTTGATATAGTAGAGGGTGATGAAATAATTTCTTTACCTCTAACAAGTTTTCCATTTGAGTAGGAAGAACTAACAATATAGTTACTTCCTGAAATATCATCACCAGATGCAATTTCATCTGTCACAGCATTAATGAAAACATTAGATTTATCAAGTTGTAGATAAAGATCCTGTTTACCAATTACATCATTAGAATAGGGTGTGGCAGATATTTCAATTAGTGCCTCACCTCTATTTACTACGGTAGAAATGATATTAATTGGTGACAACATAATTTCACCTTTTACATAATCAATTGATCCAATATCTTGTTTAACAATTACAAATTCAGTATCAGAATTTAATTTAAACAGGAACACTGTGCCCTTCTTCAATGTTTGATCTGGAGAATCTCCCAGATAAACTGTATCAGAAATACCTGCAACTTTAAAACCAGATGATTTAATATTGAAACCAATCTCACCACCATGTGTTCCATGACCATGATTCTTGATATGGAATCTGTTTCCAAAACAAATTTCATATTCTGCAAATGCATTTAACACAACTTGCAGATCTCTGCGCATATTTACAGTTGTAATATTAGATGTTATAGAAACATGACTATTATCTAAAACATTTTGATATTTACTATACTTAAATCTTGCACCAAATTTATTTAACTCTGATGAATCTGCATATAAATTAATATTATTTCTACAGGAACCAGTTATTGTTGTTGCACTTGGTGCTTTATTCTCATTATAATATACAAATGAATTAGTTTCTACATAAAGATATTTTAAATCAACAATCTCAGGTATAATTCCAGCAACAGAATATTTTTTTAATTGTCTTGAAATATCATTCTTTACTGTGCTTGAAAGAAACACACCATTAATTGGTTTTACTGCTATCAATACTCTTCCAAATTTTGGAGGAGTGAGTTCCTCACCACCAAAAGCAGATACAGATTCTGCTTCAGGATAAATCTTTGGAATCATTGCTTCATAATCAACTGCTGTAACTGCACGATTTTGTGAAGAATAAATTTGTGGTGCATATTTTTTAATTGATTCTACACTTTCAATTTCAGAACCACCAAAACTTTGTTGATCAACAAACATTGTAGTAATATTTGTTGTAATTGAACCACCATTATTATTAACTAATTGACCAGAATAAGACAGTCTTGATAGATTATTTCCACTTTCACCATTAGATACAATATATCCAACTTTAACTACATTTGGTTCTTCAACAGGTAATCCAAAGATACCATCACCAAATAAAATCTCATATCTTTCATTATCTACTTCTTGTAGAAAAAATACAGGTGAGTCTTTCTTAATATCAAACAATCCTTTTGATTGTGTAAATTTTCTAACAATTGTTGAGTTTGGTGAATCCTGTACATTTACTCTAATTAAATTAGTGTCAATACCACTATTGCTTAGAGTATATTTTTGATTGGGTGTTCTTGAATTTACATTGTAAGACTCTTCAATATACACACCTTCATATACTGTGATAGAATCAAACAATGCTAATCCACTATCATCTACACCAACTGTGATATCCTCTGGAATAGAAAAAGTAAAACTTTCACCACCAAAAGTTGCAGCAGTGGTTGCAACAATTCCTTTCTTCAAGGTAACAGCAACAGTTGTTGTACCACTAACATCAACAGCAAATGATACTAATGCTTTTGCAGATCTTCTTGGTCTTGGTGTATAACCAATGTTCTTTGCCAGTGATACAACATTCTCTCTTAATGTTGCACTATCAATGAAGACCTCATTGGTCACCATGTTAGCATTATATGAATTGATATATGTGTTATATGCTAACAAATCAATTATAGTTGAAAGATTAGAACCTTCAAAATCATAATCAGTAAAGTTTGAATTCGCACGAAGGTAATCCTTTAATGATGTTTTGATTTGATTAAAATCTAGATTGCTGAAATTTACTAAAGGCATTTACCTAGTGAGCTCTAATGCGAAACTAATTTGTTGGGTTGGAAGATCAACACCAATGACTTCATAAGTAATTAAGACATCAAAAGCATTATTAGGAATATTTGATTTTACATCAACACTAGTTAATTTAATTCTAGGTTCATACTTTATAATAGTATTTTCAATTTGTGATTGTATTGATGTTGCTGTAATTTGATCTAACTGATCAAATAATGAATCATACACTTCAGAACCTAAATCTGGTTGAAATGGTTTTTCACCAGGTACAGTTAATATTAAATTACGAATTGATCTTGATATTGCATTTGAATTTTTTAACGCAATAAGATCACTGTTCAAAGGATTTGTTTGAAAAGTAGCACTTATATCTTTAAAAGGTTTACTTACCCTTTGAACAGGCATGATCTAGACACTATGATATGTCTTTATTTATAGGGGTTATTAAAAAATTTAAAGAGGATCTACAAGATCGTTGATTTCCTTCTTTTTATCCTGTGTAGTTTTCCAGAAATATGAGTCCTCATCACCAAGTCCCATTCTGTCATGACCATTTTCCACCTGATAATATTCTGTTGATACCTTAAAGTCAGGCATCTTTGGATTTTCTGGTGTCAGACTATTATCATAGATACGAGTTCTGTTATTAGGATACAGACAATACTGACCATTGTTCAATTCAATCAGGTTATGTGACTTGTGCTCAGATGGTATCTCAGAGGTGCTGTAATCAACAGTATCAATGTCCTGATGATAATTATCAATAGTGCATACATAAGTGCCTTTCTGGACTCCATGGTCCCTTGTCAGCACCTCATAGTCCATTGATCCAATGAACTGCTTCTGAACTGCTACAATCCCATAGTCCATACAATTCCAAAACTGTAGATTATACAGACTCATATCAGGATCAGGTGTCTTTGGTTCTGATACAAATGCACTGATAGGAAGTTTATCATACATTGCAGCATATTCTGGTAGATAGGTTTCAAAATAAAATGCCCTACCAGGAATACTCTTTGCTGATACCCACCAACCTTTTACAAACTCCCCCCAACCAGAAGTATGGTCAGTAAGGTATTCTTTTCTAACATAAACCTCCACATTAGGAAGGTTACAAATTAAACATGCCATAGAGAGACGAGAGATTTTCCGCTGTTTTAATTATAACACAAAAAAAGGCACCCATGTGAGTGCCTGATGTATTATCCTCTTCCTTGACCTCTATAACGCTTCTTAGCATTATTACTGCTGGATGCAGCATACTTTGTGTGCTTCCCTTGTCCTTGTCTAGTTTTCTTGGGTTGGGATTCAATGAACACTGAACCTAACAGTGACTTCTTTACTTTTGCCATAACTTAATACCTCAAATAACTCTTGTCTTCTCATGACCCACTCTAATGCGTGGATCACACCAAATATCATATCCTGCCTCAATAGCATCTAAACAGAATGAGACATCTTCTCCACACATATCTTGTACTGCACCAGATTCAAAGACTTGCATCTTAGGTGCAAACCAAGGATACTTCATCTTCTCATTCTCAAATACACCCTTCTGAATCATTACCCATCCAAATCCAGTATAGTCTACTGTAAATGGTTTCTTACGATTCTGAATGCTATCAACCATCTCATGATTCATAACACCACCATTGTTTCTGAAATCACT